GACCAGGAGGTAATGGACCAACAGGATCTGCAAACACAGGTAGTGGTGGTGGAGGTGCTCAATACCCTAGTAATTCAGGTGGTAATGGTGGATCAGGTGTTGCTATTATACGATACAAATATCAAGCTAGTTAATTAGTCTTTTTTAAGACTACTATATATTAAAAAGGTGATTATAAAATGAATTTAACAAACTACTATTATTATTTTAAATCAGCATTAACCCCAAAATTATGTGACGAGATCATAAGATATGGTCAATTACATAAACCAGAAATGGCATTGACTGGTGGTATGCAAAATGATAAAAATAAAACCAAATCTGGTAAACTTAAAAAATCTGCAATTAAACATCTTCATGTAAAAAGAAAATCTGATATTGTTTGGATGAATGATACATGGATTTATAAAGAAATACATCCTTATATAAGAGAAGCAAACAAAGAAGCAGGTTGGAACTTTGATTGGGACTTTTCGGAATCTTGTCAGTTCACAAAGTATGGTACAGGTCAATATTATGGTTGGCATTGTGATAGTTGGGATAAACCTTATAATAAGCCAGATGATATTAATTCACATGGTAAAATAAGAAAACTATCAGTTACAATATCTTTATCTGATCCTGGCGATTATGAAGGTGGTAATTTAGAGTTTGATATGAGAAATCAAAAAGATTGGAACAATGCAAAAGAAAAAGCAATATACGAGTGTGAAGAAATAAGACCTCGTGGTTCTATTGTTGTTTTTCCAAGTTTTGTGTGGCACCGTGTCGCACCAGTAACAAAAGGAACTAGATATTCATTAGTAGTGTGGAATTTAGGTTACCCATTTAGATAGGAATTATTATGCAAGATATATTGAATACACAAAATTATTTTTCTTGTCCTGTTTATACAATCGAAAAACCTGAATGGGTTGCAAAGGTTGATAAAGCATGTGACAAACATATTAAAGCAGCATACGATAGAGAAAAACCCAAGTTAAAAGAAAGAAAAAAAGAATTGGGCACTAAACACTGGAATGCTGTAAAAGATCATGGCATGTCTTATCATTCAGGTCCTATTGAAAAAGATCCTGCATTGAAAGAGTTTGTTGATTATGTTGGACAGACAGCGTGGAATTTACTAGATGGTCAAGGATTTAAGATGGATGACTATCAAATGTTTTTTACAGAATGTTGGGTACAAGAGTTTAGTAAAAATGGTGGCGGTCATCATAACACACACATTCATTCAGATAATCATATGTCTGGTTTTTATTATCTTAAATGTAATGAGCATACATCATTACCTGTTTTTCACGATCCTAGACCTGGTGCATTGATGACAGGTTTAAAACAAAAAGATAAAAGAAAATTAACATATTCAAATGATCAGGTACATTACGTGCCTAAACCAGGTAGTTTGATATTCTTTAATTCATACATGCCTCACCAATATACAATGCATGATGGTTATTATGATTTTAGATTTATACATTTTAATCTGCAAGCAGTTCGAAAAGAGATAGTACAAGGAGTAAAAAACAATGCCTAAAACAGAATTTGATAAAAATAATTATATTGTAATTAAAAAAGCTGTAGAACCTAAAATAGCAGAGTTTGTATATAATTATTTTTTAGTAAAAAGACAAGTCGCAAGAACCATGTTTGATACTAAATTTATTTCACCATTTACAGAGGAATGGGGTATATGGAATGACGAACAGGTTCCTGGCACATATTCTAATTATTCTGATATTGCGATGGAAACTTTATTGTTAAAAACACAACCAGTGATGGAGAAACATACAGGAATGAAACTGATACCTACATATTCATATTCAAGAATATATAAAAAAGGTGATGTATTACACAGACACAAAGATAGGTATTCATGTGAAATATCTACGACATTAAATTTAGGTGGTGACCCATGGCCTATCTATATCGAACCTAATCCTAAAAAAGGTAAGGTTAAAGATGGACAATATAAATCAGATATGACTGATGGTAAAAAAGTAATTCTAAAACCTGGTGATATGTTAGTCTATAAGGGTAATTTATGTGAACACTGGCGTGAAGCGTTTGAAGGTGAAGATTGTGGTCAAGTATTTTTACATTATAACAACGCAAAAACAAAAGGTGCTATAGAAAATCAATTTGATGGAAGACCTCATGTAGGTTTACCAGCTTGGTTTAAGAATAAAAAATAAGTAATCATACTTCGACTGTTAAAATACATAAATAGTATGAACAGGAGATTACAGTATGCCAACAACCACAGTAACAACTGCCCCAAATGTGGCTGCCATTGCAAATTTGACAATGGATCAAGGGTCAACATTTAGTACAGTAATAACAGTATATCAAAACGATAGTATTCTTGATTTAGCAGGATATTCTGCAGCGGCACAAATTCGTAAATCTTATTCTTCTTCATCATCAACATCTTTTACCACTGCAATAGATTCCACAACATCTACTGGTAAAATTACTTTAAGTTTAACATCTGCTCAAACAGCTGCATTAGAAGAAGGTAGATATGTATATGACGTTGAGATAACTGCTTCTGATAGCACAGTAACAAGACCAATACAAGGAACAGTCACAGTAAGACCAAATGTGACAAGATAATTTATGGCAAAAGATAATGTTGATGTTTCTTCTGATTTAGGTTCTTTACTAGGTGAACTAGCAAAAGTAAAAGCTGAAGAAGATAAAAAGAAACAAGAAAAAGTAATAGAGTTAAAAAACGATAGTTCTTTTGCTAACATGATGGCAGAATTATCGCAAGTAGCAAAAGTCACCAAAGTAAAAAAAGCAGTAAAGGTGCCTGTTGTTAAACAATTACTTGTTGAGCCTGAAAAGAAAAAAGATAAAGAAATAACTACTAAAGAAGACAAAGTAGGTCTTCTATCTCAACTATCACAACTTGCAAAAGAAACAAAGAAAGAAGAAAGTTATGAAATTGGCAAAGACTATGCAGACCACACCAAAGAAGTTACGCCAGGTCAAGAAAAACCAAAAAAGAAAAGAGCAAGAAAACGAAAATCTGTGGACACCTTGGAACACAGGCAACCCGAAACGACAGAAGCGCCAACGACCGTTGCACCGATAGTAGATTTAACATCAAAACAAATAAGTAAAAATAAATCACTAAAAGAACAACCTGAGTTAAACTCTTTAGATGAAATGAAAAAAGAGTTTCAAAAATTTAAAGATGTTGTCACACAACAAATGTCAACCATAGGTGGCGGTGGTGAAGTTAATCTAAGAAAATTAGATGATGTTGATGATAGTTCTAAAGCAAATGGTTTTGCTTTAAAGTATAATTCATCAACTGATAAATTTGACTTTGGTGAAGTCGCAAGTGATTTATCAGCAGTAGATCAAGATATTATACCTGATGGCACTGGTACTAGAAGTTTAGGTAGTGCTTCTAAAAGATGGAAAGATATATTCTTATCAGGTCAAACAATCAATCTAGGTGGTGCAACAATTAGTTCAGACGGAACAGGAACAATTGCAATCGCAGCAACTGGTGCAACATTACCTGCTGGTTCAAAGGCAGGTGACAATCAACTTGCTGTTGTATCGACTGGTAGTGCAGGTGCCGCTGGTCAAGTATCAAGGGTCGTACCTTTCTTTTCAGCGTCAGGTGGATTAAGCACAGCAAACACAAACTTTGAGTTCAATGCGGTTATTGATGAAAAGTTTGTTTTTACAGGAACAAAAACTTTTACATTGGCAAATGGTAGTGCGTTAGCAGATAGTGACCCTACCCTTTTTCAATTCTAAATATAAGATATGGCAGATAAAAAACCAATAAGAGCCGTCTTTAACGACAGTAATGTCGCAACAGGATTAGCGGAGTTTCAATCAGGCGACACGGTAGGACTAACGCATGGTGGTCTTGGTGTATCACTGTCAATAGGTAGTGCAGGTCAAGTATTAAAAGTCAACTCAGGCGCTAGTGCTCTAGAGTTTGGTAACGTAGAGGCAATCGTAAACATTGATGGTGCAACTGATTTAACAAGTGCTACATTAGCAACGACTGATTTAATTCTTGCTTCTGATGGTGGTACAGAGGGTCGTGTTACACTTGCACAATTAGATACTTTATTTTCTGGCACATCTAAAACACTTACAAACAAAACATTAACAGCACCTACTATTTCAACTCCTGCTATTACAGGTAATACTACTACGACAGGTAATATTATTTTTGAAGGTAGCACAGCAGATAGTTTCG